GTTGTCTGAATTCTTGAGCGACTTTATCTTCGCCCTTTTTAAAATCCACACTTACTATGTTCTTTATTATATCACCATCCCCTTGATTGCGCACCCAATTAAATGCAGCTTCTTTATTCTCTTCTTTGATACTGCAATAGAGTTGCTCTTTGGTAGTGACTTTAGATCCGTCTGTTAATTTTAATTCAGACACACCTTTTGATTGTAAAAGATCAGTGATGCTATCAGCTAACACCTGCTCTTCTTCTTTTAATTTTTTAATTTTGATTTCAGTTAATTCAATTTGTTCTTGCACTGAACGTATACGTTCAATCTCCGATCCTAATTGACCTAATGCTTCATCATCTATTTTATTAAATGATTCTGTTGACTGTTCCTCAAAAAGTTTAGTTATATTATTCATGGCTCTCTCCCATATTTTTCTATTTACTACTTGCAATTTATCTCATAGTCAACTATAAAATAAAAAAATGAGTGAATATAATTTTAAGACTAAGCCGTATGCCCATCAGTTAGAGGCATTGAAACAAGCATATAACAAGGAATACTATGCTTTTTTCATGGAGATGGGGACAGGTAAATCAAAAGTATTGATCGATGAAATCGGTGGATATTTTTTACAAGGTAAGATTGATTCGGCTTTAATTATTGCACCCAAGGGTGTGTATCGTAATTGGGAGAGAGGAGAAATCCCCACGCATATGCCTGATAATATACCTGTTGATGTCGCTGCATGGAAAGCTCCAAGTGAAATGACAAAAGACGATAAGAAAAAATTAAAAGAAATTATTTATCCAAATGGTAAGTTAAGAATCTTACTCATGAACATTGAAGCATTGAGTGGTAGCACAGGTGTCAAATATGTGACACAATTTTTACACAGAAATACCACATTGATGGCGATTGATGAGTCTACAACGATTAAAACACCAACAGCATCACGTACTAAAAACGCTATAAAAATCAGTAAGTTAGCTAAGATTAGACGTATCATGACGGGATCTCCTGTCACCAAGAATCCACTTGATGTGTATGCGCAACTAGAATTTTTAAGTCCTAATATTACCAGGCAAAACTATTGGGCATTCAGATCTAGGTATGCGGTTATGGTGCGCAGGAATTTTGGAACACGGTCCACGCAACTGGTTGTAGGATTTCAACGACTACCCGAACTCAATACAATTATAGATCAATATTCATACCGAGTACTAAAGGAGGATTGTTTGGACTTACCTGATAAAGTTTATGAAAAAAGATTTGTATCACTTACACAAGAACAAGTGAAAGCATATGAAGAGATGAGACGTTTTAATATTACGGAGATGGATGGTAAGACAATGACAAGTCTTAGCACACTTGCAGCTTTAATTCGTTTACATCAAATAACGTGTGGCCACATTACGTTTGATGATGGTGACACAAAAGAAATAAAAAGTAATCGCATGAACGAATTACTAAACATCTTAGAAGAGACAGATGGTAAAGTAATTATTTGGGCGAACTACAGATTTGATATTCGAAATATTCAACAAACATTAGCAGATAAGTTTGGAGCTGATTCTGTTGCAACGTATTACGGCGATACAAAAGATAAAGATCGCCAGGACATTGTTGAAAAATTTCAAGATAAGAATTCTCCTCTAAAATATTTTGTTGGTAATCCATCTACAGGTGGCTATGGTTTAACATTAACTGCAGCTCATACCGTAGTGTATTATTCTAACACATATGATTTAGAAAAGAGAATGCAATCGGAGGACAGAGCGCATCGTATTGGTCAAGTAAATAAAGTGACGTACATTGATATGATTGCTGAGGGTACAATCGATGAAAAGATTGTGCGTAGTCTTCGTAGCAAAATCGACATCGCTAGTGAAGTGATGGGCGAACAAGTAAAAGAATGGGTCATCGAACCAATTAAAAAACGAAAGGATAATTGATGGACACAACTAAATATAAATCGGTTGCCACGAAAATGGAAACCTACAACAAAGCAAAGATAATTGCTAACCACTCACATCGATCGATAGGATCAGTAATCTCGATGTTAGTTGATCAAGAATGGCAAAAGCAAAAGCCACAAGTTAAAAAAGAATTACCAAGGAGTGCAGCATGATGTTTCATATATGGCACGTTCTAGCTATTTTTATGGTTTTTGCGCTTGGTTTTATTCTTGGTGATATGTTTAAAAGAAAAAGAGTTAACAGATATTTTTACTTTAAATATCTTAGAAAACTAGAAAAGATAAGAAGAGGAGGATGAAGTGGATTGCTATTGCTATCATTATCAGTACGGCAATGGTGATTTATTTTTCACCTTATCAAAGTTATATGCGGAGCTGTTTAGGAGATAAACAGTATTGCACCTGGTATTATTATGAAATTACAAAGGAGGAGTCATGGCTACGCAGAGTGTTAATCGAATTAGGGAGATAGATTCATACCACACGGCCCACGGTTCTTATCGTAAAGGAAATTTTATTGAGTGCAGCCAATGTCACAAAGTGTATATCGAGGATCTCGTCTGCCAGGATACGAAGACCAGATTAGATTTTTGTATACGTTGTTATAACAGGAGGGATGATGCCCAAAAAATTGAAACTAAAAGACAGATTATTGAGAGAGTATGTAAAGATCTCGAAAGTAGCGCCAAGAGAACCCCGTAGTGGACGAGAAATGTTTATTCGTCTAAAGTGGGAACGACTAAGAAAAATATTATGGAGGCGCTATGATTATATGCAGTGTATGTAAGGGAAATGGTTATGTCAAACTATCATTTGAAGCAGAAGAATCAATTGACCAGTGTAAGGTTTGTCACTCACAAGGGGAACTCGATGAAAGTAAGTACTACCACCAAGCGTGGAGTGGTGGGGTTTCGGATGAACACGATAACTTCTACTACGGACCACCGCTTGACCCCGAATCGTTCAAAAACTACAAAATTTATTCAGAGTAATCCCATCGTAGTATTTGACGGAGAGCCACCTTTTTGATACAATGCCGCCTAACAAAGGCGGTGTTATGCCATTACGTTTACCTGATAGCCCAATTAAATCTATCAGACGTTGCTTTAAATGTAACAACTTATCTGTAGAATTCTGGAATCCAAAGCACAACCGCAGCTACACGGTAGAAGAGTGGTTGACTATTTGTGAGGATGGTAAGGAAGCTTTACGCAAGATCCTCGGACCGATTCACGAAGATCCGAAGTGGTTCTTCGACTAAACACCACACATACCTTCACAGACATTATCAAACATATCGTATTGCTCTGACTTTGGTTTGAACTTTACCTGGTCGAGTGGCTGTGCTGATCTATGTAAAAACAATTGATCTTTTACATTCCGTGATCCGTGTCTAATCTTCTTATCGAACTCAACAGCGTCCGCAAATTCTTCAGGGCGATTGTCTTTCATGTCTTGCCAATGCGCATCATCATGAAAAGGGCAGCAGATACACGCTGACTTTGTCGGTTTTCTATGCCCACGCTTCTCGAACCAATCTTGGCATTGTCTTCTGTTGATATTTAATTCTAGTAAAGGCCAACGATTGATGATGTATTTATCTCTTGCTGGTTTCATTCTTGCAATCTCATCCGTTGAGATTCCTATCCATTGCTCCACCCATACATTTTTCTTAACGTGTTTGTAGTATCCCACGCCTAATAACTCACGAATCTTTTTTCTAATTGGTTGAATCTTGTAGTCATTTGTGCATTGACGCATGAGCATTCCCTTCTTTCCTGTTGTAGCGTTCACGGTAAAGAACGGAGCTGTCGGGAATCTTGTTCCATTGTCCACGGAACTGACCATATCATCACGAATATTTCCCTTCATCACTCGGTATACAGGAAAAGGTAGTTGCTTTTCTAACCAATCCAAATACTCATAGACTCCAGGAGGTTCGTATCCTGTATCGGCAAAAATGGCACAATCAGGCATGGGTCGGATGTGTCCTTCTGCTGCCATGAGAGCCATGGTTGATGATTGAACCCCAGCTCCAAGTGATAGAACGACTAGCTTGGGTGTCTTGTCATGCTCTGGTCTTAAAGTGCCAAAGTACTTATCATTTTTTAGATCCAAAGTATCTCTCTCCTGCTATAAAAATCATTAGTGCTATAAAAACTAGGACTAAGAGTATTAGTCCTAGTAAAATGTTAGTTATCATCTGACTCTGCTTTAATTACATCGTCAAAATACTTGATTGCTTTACCATTGTCAGTAAAAATTTCTCCATCTTCTACCTGAAGTAGTTGCCACTGGCCTTTTATTTTAACGACAATTGTTTTTTTAAGATTAGATATTTTCATGCTTCCTCCTTTTTTATTTCTTCTTCGTAATACCTTTTAGCTATCTCAACCTCATGATCAAAGTCGTGATACGTTTCATTGTCTTCAATATCAGGATAGAATTTACAGTAGTGCATAATATCTGCGATTATATCAGCAGGTCTACCATGATCTTTATCTTCTCCAATCATTTCTTTAATTCTATCTGCTCTTTCCTTATTTGATTTATAAAAAGGGTTAATCATCTCTTGCTCTTTTTCTTGAAGATCCAAGGCCCACGCTCCTGTCTTACTCATGCTGCATCCAAGGTTTTAGGTTCATCAGCGTCATTCCAATAGTCATCATTGATTATAAATTTTATCTCGTCTTTTACATCATAAAACTTATTAACAAATGGTTTGTCAAAGAAATCATATAGACATTGAGTGCTTTCAATCTCATCCATGATCGCAACTAATTCAGTAAACATTTCTTCGTTTGATTTAGCCATATTTTCTCTCCTTTTTTGGTTAAATTATATATTAATTATCCCATATAAATACTAATGTCAAATAAAAAACCCCCTCTGATGAAGAATGAAAACACCAGGAGGGGGAAGGGAGTGAATAAGCCACTATCTATACATCTTTTAATTGGTTATGCAATAACACAGTATAGTTTATTTTATTTTCAAATTTATAATTAACATTACTAAAAGTACGTGTAGCGGTGTAGCGGTGTAGCGATAGTATAATAATATATATATATTAATAACTTAGAAGATTTTTACCGCTACATGACCGCTACATCTGGCAATATAGGTGTAGCGGTGAAATCTTTGTTTTCTGCGAAAAAGATGTTATAAGGAGGTATGAATATAGATGAAATTAGAGATCGTTTAACACCAAAACAGATTAAATTTTGTGTTTTGTTTGTGCAAGATGGTGATACTAAAACCCCTACACAATGTGCAATTGAAGCTGGATACTCTGAGAATAGGGCTACAGTTGAGGCTTCTGAATTAAGGAAACATCCTGGTTGTGCTGAATACATACGAGAACTTCGTAATCAAGAAGAAAAGAAATATGAAGTCAATCTCCATAAACATTTAAAAAGATTAGATCAGTTGAGCAGAGGTGCAGAGGAGAAGGGCAACTGGAATGCAGCCGTCACAGCCGAGAAGTCTAGAGGTCAAGTGGCAGGTTTATATATTGATCGAAAAGAAATTATGCATGGTAGTATTGACCAATTAAATCGAGAAGAAGTTGATAAGTTATTGAATGATATGGACAAGAGATTGTCAGTAGAAGGGAGCTTTGAAGTAATAGATGACAACAAAACCAGAGAGCAGATTCTGGAAACGGATCAAAAATAAATTTACAAAAATTACCTTAACTAGAATTGAAGCCGTCACCCCTCTAGGATTGCCAGATATTCTTGCTGTTTATAAACTCAGAGATAAACGTAGAGGACAGTTTTGGATTGAGCTTAAGGTAACCAAGGGTAATCAAATAGGGCTATCCAGTGGTCAAATATCGTGGCATATGAGCCATAATACGAACGGTGGCTGTTCTTTTATCATGGCTACCCCCCTCGGACGGGGAGGGGTGTCGATTTTTTCTGGAGCTAGAGCCTTGAGCCTAGCAAAAGAGGGCTTGAGCCTTGAACCCTGTGCCTTTTTCCCTGAGCCTTGTGCCTGGACTGACCTTGAGACTTGGCTCGTGGACCATGTGCCTTGAGCCTTATTACATTTTTTTTTCACGTGAAAGAAGCTGCTGTTAAGCAGCC